GGGCCAATATATATTCCACTATTAACTCTTTGGTTCTGTGATTGTGATGGTGTTCCACTCATAGTTGCTCTTTATAGATAATAACAATTTTTTTAGATTTTGTTTCGTGCTACTATCTCTCTATGTATTAAATCCTCCATTAAAGCTCTATCTGATTGATATGATAGATACAATAAACACTTTTCTAATGGTTCTTCTACTACTCCATCTATCTTTGTTACATCGTTTCCTGCGAGTTGGATAATCGATGAATAAGATTTCCACTTTTTTCCAAAATTGATTTGATGTTGGTTGGAATCTCCTCCTCCTCCATCAAAGAGTTCAGGGTATCGTTCAACAAGTCCCTTTGTAAATGAAAAAAAAAACTTAAAGCGCCAAAGTGAATATGCATTGGTATCTCCATCCACTTCTCTCCATCTATATCTCCATTGTATTTTTGAATAGAATATAAATCACCTGCTTTCTTAGTTACAGGTCTATATAGAATACTCATTACCTCTGCCCACTTCTCATCTATAGTTAGTGATTCGTACTTACCAATATCTACATACGCTCCATAGGCAATCTTAGATAGGTTAGGTTCGAATCCATACTCTACTCCATCGATTGTTACAAACTTATGTAATGGAACATCTGTGCTTCCTAAGAAGTTTTCCAAATCTCTTTTGATATTCATAAATGTATCAACATCTAATCTCTGTGATACTTCTGCACTCAACCCACATAGGTGATGCATTAACACTGCAGTAACTGCATTTGGTTCATCCTTATAGTTCTCAATATCTCTATTAAGGTCTACATACTTTCTTAATGTAATAGCTGACCAATCTGTAGGTACTACTATCTGTATTTCTTTCTTCATAAAACTAATTTATATTTAGATATTCTTTGTTCTGTTTACATTGATATAACATCATTTGTAATGCTTTTACTTTAGCCTCTTCGTTCCTTAGCTTCGCATCAAATGCTATACATTTTGCATTCAACTCATCGTTTATGTTTATTAACTCTGATAGTAATCCATCTAATAGTTCTATCTCGTGTTCTGTGTATTTACTCATTTTTAAATATTATTAAGTATTCGTGCAATTTAGCTGTATATCTTCTTTCCTTTGCTCCTTTTAATACTGCTCCCATAATTGGTGATGGTGGTGATGGTAATACTATTGTATCCCAATGCTTTAATCCCACCTCTTTGATTATGTTTATCACATCACTATGAAATGATAAGAACCCTCTCCATCTATGAAAGTTTCTAAAATCTCCAACAACCCAACAACCAAACCCTTCATGCTTTAACACTCTCTTACAATTTTCTATCGAAAGGCGTATATCTGATAAGAACTCTGAATACTTTAATCTATCACTTAACTGCCCTTCTACACTTTCGTATTGCTCTACATTAAAGTATGGTGGACAGGTTATGATACAATCAGCTGATTCGTTTTCTGTTTCCTTCATATATCTTCCATCTCCCAAATGCAACTCCACATCTATTCCCCATCTATTGTAATGCTCTATACTTCTATTATATGTTTGTGGAGATATTTCATAACCAATATACTTTCTACCCATATCACTTATCACACTTCCTCTTGTCACTCTACCTGCAAATGGGTCTACTACTACATCTCCTTCTTTACTCCAATACTCTGTTATCCATTCACATAGTTGCCAGTTAAACTCACTTAAACGAATCTCTCCTCTACCACTATTAGGATTTATACCTGCTTTAAACTGCTTAACATCTAAATCACTTCTATCAAAGTAATACCTTTCCTTTATATTCTTATTGAAATGCATTACAGATAGTGGTTCGTTATTAAACCATTTACTCATCTGCTTTTGGTTTACTAAAATCTATAAACTCTACTCCTTCTATATTCCTACTCATAATCTTTTTTTTCATTATATCCTTATCATAGGATTCAATCTTAGGGTATCCAAAGTTTTGTGGGTCATAATGCTTTAATAACTCTGCACAATTTAGATATTGGCCATAGAGTATATCATATTCACCTGCTATTCTTTTTATCTCTTCTTCCTGTGCTTGGTTTAACTTAACTAATTCTTCTATTAGTTTTTGTTGTAACTCTACCTTATCTGTTAACTGATTGTGGTATGCATTTAAATCTTTTCCGATTATTGTCGCCATAATTTATCTTATTGTAATGTTGTATGTTCCTTTGTTTTGTCCGGCCTTACTCATCCTCATCATTGTAACGTATCTACACGCATCAATTCCGTGGTTGTTAAAATCCTCTGGTTCGTTCGTTGCTTCGCCGTTCTTATCTTTCTTCCAACTATAGGTAAAGAACTCATTGACGAGGTTGCTAGAGCGTTTAGTCAATAGTATTCGGTGTTGTTTCATTAAATCAATTCCGTTAATGATACTATCCTTTCCTTTTACTACTGATTTAATGTTTATACCATATCTGAATAGTTCATCTCTTAATCTCGGTTCACTACTATCTATCCATACTTCTGTTCTCCCAAAGTATTCGTATGCACCTTTAATGTATTCTGCAATCTCATTGGTTAACATTCCTTTTTTGTAAACTATCTCATCAAAGATAATACTATCCTCATATTGAAACATTGTTACCATACAGGATGGGTCATTTGTATATCCGGCATCAAAGCCTATTCCCAATAGTTTTGCTTCTTCAGGTATGTTATCTATTGTATTCACATTATCAAATACTAATCCTTCGGTCATACCAAACTCACCTTCACCATAAACCTTATAGTAAGATGGTGATATATCTCTTAACCTTTCTATCTCTGATGCTATTTGAGAATCTAAGAATGGGTTATCACGGAAAGTACTTACAAATTCTGTTGCCTCAGGATGTATTGCAACTTGCGTATATATCCAACTGCGTTTACTGAATGATGGATTAAAAGCTAATATAGTTTTGAATGTAGTACGAATAAACAACTGAAAGAAATCCTCATAGTTCAATTCGTTTGCTTCATCGATGAAAAGGTAATCTCTTTTAGTTCCTTTACGTTTCTCCGCATCATCAATGGATAAGAACTCAATCATACTTCCATTATCGAATCTGTATGCTTTCTCTGTTGCTAAGTAACGTTCTTCCTCCCAAAGGTGTAAGTTCTCCATTATAGATTTAAAGTCGCGTAGAGTGGAGATACGGAGGGATGGGAAGGATTTACGGACGATTGATATAGTTGTTCCACTCTTCTCTAATGCTTTCACAATAAGATACTGAACTGCACTATACGACTTACCACTTCTACTGCCTCCGCGAAGTAATACAATCTTTCTATCGGAATTTATATCATCAAACGTTTTAGATGTTTGTATCTGTAATTCCATTCATTTCTTTTTTTATAACTGTTACTGTCACCTGCTGAATCTGTTGTTTGATTTCTCCCTTAAGTTCTATTGCAGATTTCTTTGGTACTATGTACTCTAATAGGCGTAGATATAATTTTGCTGCTTCTATTGGATTCTCCTTTCGTATCTTCTCAATATCTTCTCTAAAAGCATCTAATCCCTGATTTGCTATTCGTGCTACTGCTAACTTAGCTTCCTCCGTACTTCGGTTTAATGCTCCTGGTCTTCTACCTCCTAATGTATTTCCTTTTTCGAATCCCATGTTATTTTATGATATTTAAACGTATATACATATATAACAGCGAATTTAGCATTTGTATCAATCGGTAGGTGTAAATGGGTTTTGCAATAGTTCTCTTAACATCATCTTTACTTTCTTTGTATTCATAAAGGTAGTTGATTTAGATATTCCTATCATCTCACTTACTTCCTCTAATGTTTTATCCGAAAAGAAATAATGCTCAAACAGCATTACAGAACTCCAACCTGGTTCCTTTTTCATTCTATCTAACTCTGCTAACATTTGCTCCCAACACTTTTCGAAACGGTCATCAAACTCTTCATCATAATCCTTATCTACTATATCGTAGTGTGATGATAATCTTACGGTCTCTTTCTTCTTCTTAACCTTATTGATAAAGCGTGAATAGAGATATGAACGGCAATACATTAAGTTATAGGATGTGGAATAAAAAATAGATGAGTTTGGTTTCTCTAAAAGATAAACATATAGTTCTGATATTAAATCATTACTCTCTTCTC